CAATCCATGTAATAGGTCTTGTCAGCTTCTTCGATAAAGCGGTAATCAGTGCCATCAATCGTGCGCTTCACCACAAAATAAACTTCATCGAACACAACCGCGACCGATTCGACCTGGCCAGCTGTCTGCCAATAGCTCCAACCGCCCACTTCCTGGGCGCGCAAGGTGTTGAACACTGCGACAGTACCGTCGCCATTCACCAGGTACAGATAATTCGCATCGTCATCCGGAGACCCACGGAGCACATCCATATCGACCGGAGAATTCAGAATATGCGTCGCCAGGAGCGAGACTGTCGGCGCAGTGTAGGCTTCTTCGGTGTAGGTATAGAGGTATTCGCGGACCGCCTTGCCGGTGCGATCGATGAAGAAGGTCGCGCCATCAATGGATTTCGGCGGGATCAGGCCCGATCCGAACAAAGTCTGGCGTTTTACAGTGCTGGCTGCAGGAGTAATCGGCGAATCTGGCATGTAAAACTCGCCGCCTGACGTAAAGATCTGCAAGTGACGACCAGCAAAAATAGCTCGAATTGCGTTGACTTGGTCTGTGTCCAGGGTAATGTCGATCGAATCGTCATCCAAACCAGTGCCACGATCGAAATTGTAGAAGTCATTTGACTTCGATCCCCATACGGTCTGTGGTCTGGAGGTGCTGCCACCGAAATACAGGCGTCCTTCATGAAAGGTTACGGTCTTTGGCCAGCCGTAAGTTGCGGTCCAGACTGGTTCTTCAAACAAAACCTTGGTGCCAATGACGCTGTTGCCGGTCGCATTGTCCCAGGCTTCGAGCACTTCGATTGTGACTGACGTGCCTGATGCGTATGCAGTGATGCGCCCAATCCCAGGGTTTCCACCGTCCAGGCTTTCGAAATATCCGCCAACATCTGCAGCCGTGAAAATTGAGCTTGATGCTGTAACCGTGACGCTGCTGCCGACTTTATCCGCTGTTTCAGCGCCAGTGCCGATCGTAAACGTGATTGCGTCGTAATCCTGGTCGAAATCGTAAGTAGGTTTGATGTCAAACGTAATGTCCGACAGGGTCCAGCTGGTGTGCGTGGCACCACGCACCAGGGTCGCCGGCGCATGATTCTCATGCACGATGATCATGGTGTCCGCAGACTGGGTCCAGTTGAGCTCAAACAGCTCGGATTCGGCGTAGGTAGTGGTGATGTCAGCTTGCCAAACATCGTCCTTGTACACCGCGATGTTGTTCTCGGTGAACACCATCAGATAGTTTTGTTCGACGTTGAATGCAAACGCAGCCAGGCGCGCAACGCCAAGTGTTTCATCGATATACCGCAAACCAGGACGACGCTTCAGTCCGCCTTGTGGGCTAGAGACGACGTTAGTCGCTTCTGCTGCGCCCTGGTAGTAATGCTTGATGTCGGTGCGCGCATGCAAGCGCGGGTCCAGCAGGCCGCTGTTGAAATTGGTCTGCAGGTTCAGCGTGCGCGGCATGTTATGCCCTCACCTCGATAAACGGAGAATCCATAATCGGATCTTGCGGACGTGCCTGGGAGTCGATGAACTTGCAACGACGCAGCTGGTCCTCAAACATCCGACGATATTCTTCAGCTTTTGACGTGTTGTCAGTCACCGGGATCGCAAACTGTGCGGCCAGGTGAAACTCCATGAGCTTGACGAAATAGGCCGGCAGGCGTGATTCATCAGGCTTGAAAATGTAATCAATCGAAACTGTTGGCTCATTTGAGTACAACAGGTTTTCGTAGATCTCGAAGTCGGTTTCCGGATAGAGCTTGATCATGGTCAAGTAATTTGCCGGAAGCGTGTATGCGTAATCCCATTCGTTTAGCGGCGAGCTGACAAGACGTGACAGCTGCGCTTTTGCGCTGGCAAAACGCCAACGGTGCAGGGTCAGCATGTTTTCGTAGGTCGTTTCGTACAGATTCGACGCTACTTCTGCGCCCGCGCCTGGGTCAGTGAAGCTCGCGATGGTTGAATGCCCAATCAAAAGCAGAGCATTCGAGCACATTGAAATATCGGTTGCCATTCTGAATCCTCAAATTAAAAGGGGCAGCAGCCCGAAGACCGCTGCCCCACCCCAGGTTAGCTCATTGGCACTGACGCCTTAGTCGGAGTCAGTATTTGCCAATGTAGTGCCATCATTTACGTCCACCACGCCAGAAGCGTTGGACAGAACGTAGAAGATGGTTGCTACCAAAGTGCCACCGGTCGAAGTATTTGCAAAGATGAAATCACCGACCTGGAGGTCAGCAGAAGCATCGTTGAAATAACCTTCGGTGTTGACGTCTGCAGCAGTATCAGTAGTGCTGTAGAGCCACACGCGCGGTGCGTTGCTATTGGCAGAGCCAAGCTGCACAAGTGAAGGATGCGAGTAAGCCATTGTCTTTCTCCCTTATTCAGTCCAGGAAACGGAAACGATGCCGTCACCATCGCGGGAGACAGCGCCAGCCTTCATGATGCCGTTGCAGAGCCAAGAGGTCTTCTGCGGCACATAGTTGACTTCGGTCTTAATGTCGATACCGATAGCCAGGCCAACAGCAGTTTCGTGCCATGCAAAGCCTTCGCGGGTAGTAGATACCAGCGGCAAGCCACCTTCGCTACGAGTTTCAACAACGTGGAACTTGAAGCCCATGAAGGTATCGATGTCACCCATCATCAGAGCGCGGACATTGTTGTAGTCAGCGCTGGTGATGGTGCTGTCGCCAAGCAGGTCTTCGAGACCAGCAGCAGAAACAGCGAAGTGACGGCCAGTTGACGGTACGCCCTTGTCGTTCAGGTACTTTGAAGTCTGAATCAGCTTGGTCAAGGTCAGACCTGCAGAGCCGTGAGCAATGGTGCCAGCCGGAGAGGCTTCAGCAGCCAGCGCATCAATGATCAGCTGGTCAAGACGACGACCCAGAGCACCAGCGATGGTGGTAGCCAGCTCGCGACGCTCGTCGAAGTTGACTTCAGCCTGGTCGAAAATGTCGCTGTACTCAGGTGCATTCCAGTTTTCCAGGGTGCATGAGATCAGCGAATGGCTTACGTCCATCGGAGTTACGTCAGCCTGGGAAGGTTTCTGGTTAGCCAGACCCTTGCCCATTTTGCGGAACTTATAAACGTCAGCGTTTACGCCGTTACGGATAGTTACAGTGTTACGAAGTGAGCCTGCAGTCTGAAAAGCATGCTTCACTTCTGAGTCAAATAGCTGCTGCGCAGCTGCAGAAAGTGAAAGGGACATAGCGTCCTCCTTTTTTCAGTAGTTTCCAATTAAGGTTCTTTTCGGGTGTCCGACTTTCGGGCCGAGTTACCCGCCTTTATTGGGCTCCTTAAAAAGGAGGTATCCGTAGGCTGGATTGATTTGGATATTACCATTCGGGTGGATTGTGTCAACGGTCGTTGAACGAACGAAAAAAAATCCCCGCCGAAGCGGGGACAATTTGATCCGGACAGTGCTGGAGGAGACCTGCGAGAGTAGGAATCCGGATCTAACTCGACCACCATGGATATGGTGCGAGCATTAAACCACGTTTTGATACGGTTGTGTGCCGTAAAACTCCTGATATTTGCGTTCGACTTCTTTGCGATATGCCGCCGAAGATTGATAACGCGGGTCTGCGACCATTTCGCGCAGCTCTTGTTCAGTTGTTCCAACCTTAATGGTCTCATTTCCGCTCGGCATTTTGGCTTCGCGGGTCTTGGAGACGATCGCTTCCAGGACTTGGACGCCTGCAGCGGTGGTTGCCAGCTGACGCATTGCATCAAACTGCTGCGGGTCCAGGTTCGCCCGGCCCCAATCGCCCAGGTTTTTCAAACGTGACTGTGCATTTGCGCCAAGTGCCTGCAATTCCTGCTCGGCATTGACCGTTTCCTGGCCGACTTCGTGCTGAATCCAGCCATGCAGCAATCTGTTGAACGTATCCTGGGACATATTGGATTCTTTCGCAGTCTCCATGAACCAGGATAGTCGTGGATCTTCCATGTCGAATTCGCCTTCGACTTCTTCAGGCAGGGTCAATTCATAGTCGCCTTCTGGTGCGCCAGTGAATCCACCGAATCGCTTTTCCAGCTCGGCATACGCCTTAGCCTGGTCAGCGACCGACTTGTATTTTTCCTTGAACCATTCCGGACGGTCGCCAGAACCTGGCGTTTCGTCGGCCAAAAACCAGTTTGCTGCCGGTTGATTGGATTCTTCTGTTATCGATTCGCCTGTATCAGAAACTGCTGATGCTTCGGCGCTGATCAAACTTTCTTCTGCTGCTTCGCTCATGGTCATCCTCTTTAGAGTTGTTCAGCCAGGGCGATTTGTTCCAGGATTTGCCGAACGATGTTGTTCTGCCCTTCCCGGATGCCTGCGCTGAATTGGGTTGAATTGCCGTTAAGTACCGGCTTATCGAGAGTAATTTCGCGCAGCCGCTTCAGAACGTATTGTCCTGCGTCGGTGCGGAAACATTCGTGGAATCTGCTCGCGATCTCGCGTGCCTTCGCTTCATTCTCAGCCTGGAGTGTCTTGATCGC